GATAATTGGAAATATGTTCCTGATTCTAAGCGTAGGTACTTTGATGCCGCACAACGGCATTTATGGGCTTGGAAAGAAGGAGAACAGAATGACCAAGAGACCGGTAAAAATCACTTGGCACATGCGCTGTGCTGCTTGATGTTTTTGTATGAACATGATATAATGTATTCTTTAAATAATGGAGAAGTGAATGAAACTATCAAATGAAACCGTAAATGTGTTGAAGAATTTTTCAACTATTAATCAAGGTTTGGAATTTAAGCAAGGCAAGACAATCAAAACGGTATCTTCTAGTAAGGCATTAATGGCAGAAGCTACTTTGTTAGATGACTTTCCAGAGACCTTTTGTATCTATGATTTGAACCAGTTCTTATCGGTTAATTCTTTGTTCAAAGATAAACCAGAATTAGTTTTTGATGATGCAAATGTGGTATTTACAAGTGGTCGTAACAAAGTAAAGTATCGTAAAACTGCCAAGAGCATGATTGTATCTGCGCCAGATAAAACAATTACATTACCTTCAGTTGATGTATCGTTTACATTGAAGGCTGAAGATTATCATTGGATTATGGATACTGCCAAAGTATTATCTTCTCCACATATTGCCATTCAATCTGATGGTGATGCAGTTGAGATTGTTACCTTTGATGCAGCCAATGATTCTGCTCACGTTAATTCAATGCAGATTGAGGGTCTCGATGGTGGTGGTAAAAAATATAAAATTGTTTTCAATACAGAAAACTTTAAGATGATTCCCGGTAGTTATGAAGTCAATGTTTCTTTTGGTGGTATCAGTCATTTCAAGAATACTAAAGATAACATTCAATATTGGATGGCATCTGAAACGAAGCATACTAAAGTAGGTTGATAGTAGTAATTTTTGAGTAGTATTATATTATGGGAGTTTTGAATGGAACATTTACTATGGGTTGAGAAGTATCGACCAGCCAAAGTGGAAGATTGTATTCTTCCGGATGCAATTAAAACCACTTTCCAAGAATATGTCAATAGAAAAGAAATACCAAACTTATTACTTTCAGGCACAGCAGGTGTTGGTAAAACAACAATTGCGAAAGCCCTCTGTGAAGAAGTTGGTTGTGACTACATTGTTATTAATGGTTCTGATGAGTCTGGTATTGATGTACTTCGTAATAAGATTAAAAATTATGCTTCGTCTATCTCGTTATCAGGTGGTAGAAAAGTAGTCATCATAGACGAAGCAGACTATCTAAATCCAAATTCAACGCAACCTGCAATGCGTGGTGCAATTGAGGAGTTCTCCTCAAACTGTTCGTTCATCTTTACTTGTAACTTCAAGAATCGGATTATTGACCCAATCCATTCTCGTTGTTCAGTCATTGACTTCAAAATCAATGGCAACAAAGCAAAGATGGCTACTCAATTCTTTAAGAGAGTTGAGTGGATTCTGGAACAAGAAAACATTAAATATGATAAAGAGGTGGTGGCTGCGGTCATCACCAAACATTTTCCCGATAATCGTAGGATATTAAATGAACTTCAACGTTACTCCGTTTCTGGTGTTATTGATAAAGGTATTCTTTCTAATGTTACTGATGTACAACTTGATGCTTTGGTACAAGGATTAAAAGATAAAGACTTTGGTTCCGTTCGTAAATGGGTTACAAACAACTTGGATAATGATCCAACCAAAATCTATCGTAAATTATATGATACATTGTATGAACAATTGAAACCAAACGCAGTTCCACAGTTGGTTCTACATCTTGCTAAGTATCAGTATCAAACTGCATTTGTTGCTGACCATGAAATCAATATGGTGGCTTGTTTGACTGAAATTATGGTAGATTGTGAGTTCAAATGAAAACAACTCTTAGTAAAAAAACCATAGAAATAGGATTTGATTATTGTTGCAACAAGAATGTTGATTTAGGAAATGATTTTTCTAAAAATTTATTTTTATCAATTCTATCCGACCCAAACTCATCTATGATGAGAGAAGCAATTACAGCTTATGCTTCTGGTTATGAATGGAATTCTGAAAAATTGGGTGTGGATGCTATTAACAATAAAACAAAGCAACCAATTGAAATAAAACCTAAATTACACCACAAAGGACAATGTAATGGAGGTGGAAATTTTAGTGATTATACTTATGACAGATTGTATAAAGATTATAAAAAAAATCTTGCAATAGTTTGTAGTTTATTTTCAAATGATAAATTAATGTATGTTTTAGAATTTCCTTTTTCTGTTATATATGAAACATTAAAAAAACAATTAGACCAAAAAATAACTGTAGAAGGAAATAGATATTGTAGAAGCGCAAGCTTTAGTTGGAAAAATTATATGGATAATGAAGATATAAAAATACATTATATTGATTTATCTTTAATTAAAAAATACAAATGCATTTCTAAAAATTTTATGAAAGCACTTGAAAATTTAGTAAATCCTCCATCAACACTTATTAAGTTCATTAAATAATATGATATATAATTTTTTAAATAAAAAAAATAGCTTAAAGAATATTAGTAATCAAGAGTTTGATTCTATATTACCAAAATTAGCGGAAGAATTATCTCAGGTAGATTATTGTTTAAAATATAATGATGAAGATTTATTTAAAGATTGGAAAAATTTAAATAAATGGAAAAATCAAAAAACTGATATAAATTCCACAAGTCGTATTGGAATGAAATTGTGTGAACATTTTTTTCCTAATTTTTATAATATTGAAAATAATAAAGGAGTTTCTTTTGCCAAGCTTTGGAAAGACTCCAATTTTTTAGAAAAAGTTTTAGTTTGGAACCGAAAATCACATTCAACTCCTTATTTGTCAGAATTAAAAAGAGGTGTTTATTTCTGTGGAGGACTAGCAAAGTCTACAATGTATCGTCCTCAGATGGCTAAAATTATTACTAGAGATTCTAAAGTTGTTCTTGATCCTTGCGCAGGTTGGGGTGGTAGACTTTTAGGCTCAGTTTCTAACAATTGTTATTATTATGCTTTTGAACCTAATCAACAAACCTTCAATGGATTAAATTCTATGGTAAAATTTTTAGGTATTGAAAATAATGTAAAATTAATATGTGATGATGCTTTGAATATGGAAAAATATAATATTCCAAAAGTTGATACTATTATTACAAGTCCTCCTTATTTTGACCTTGAAGTATATTGTGCTAGTGAAACACAATCAATCAATGGAAAAAATGATTATGTTGATTGGGAAAATAATTTTTTATTTCCTTTAGTTGAAAATTGTTTATCTCATTTAAATGATAACGGAAAATCTTGTTGGAATGTAGCTAATTTTAAAAAAAATAATATGTGGAATAGTATCAACAATATACATAATAAAAACCTATATTATGAAAATAACATATATCAAAATAAATCTTCACCTAGGCCTACTTCTAAACTAAAAATTAAATCTAATGATTGCACAATTGAATATGCCAGACCTATTTAAAGAAATTATACCCTCAATCCTTCAGACTAAAAAGAATGTATTGCAAGATGATTTGGATGTAAAAGATTATACACCTTTTGTTGTAAATCGTGCTTTGTCCTATCACATGGATTGTATTCTATATGCCAATGAGATGAATCTATATCCAGAAATGGATAAAGACCTTCAATATCAGTACCTTCTAAATACCATTAGGTCGATGAAACGGAAATTCCAACCGTGGCAGAAAGCATCGGCCGACAAGGATTTAGAATGTGTCAAGGAGTATTTTGGTTATTCAAATCAAAAAGCCAAAGAGGCTTTGCGGATTCTAAATGATGAACAAATCGCTGAAATAAAAGCAAATACAATAAAAGGCGGAGTGAACAAATCATGATTTTAATTACAGATTTGGTAGAGGTTACCCTAGCGGAAAAGGATGATTTCCTTAAAGTCCGTGAAACACTAACACGAATCGGTGTCGCATCTAAGAAGGATAGAATTTTATACCAATCTTGCCATATTTTACATAAGCAAGGTCGTTATTACATCGTACATTTTAAAGAGTTGTTTGCGTTAGATGGTAAGCCAACAGACATATCAGAGAATGATTTATCCCGTAGGAATGCTATAACAAAGCTGTTACAAGATTGGGAATTGGTTAAAGTGTTGAATAATAAACAGATTGAGGAACCACCTCCAATCTTTCTATCACAAATCAAGATCCTATCACATAAAGAAAAAGACGAATGGGAATTAGTACCAAAATACAATATTGGTAAGAAACCAGGAGCTTATTAAAACTGATATAAATAATAGTGTGATGCCTTCGGGGTCACATTTTTATAACTCGCTTAACTAAGGAGAAATCTATGAGCACAATATCCCTATTTCCTAAATGGGAATCAATCCACAAAACTTTGGATCCTTTCACAATCGGCTTTGATGATGTATTAAGTCAATTAGAGAAAGTTCACTCCAACATGGCCAAAACAATTCCTGGCTACCCTCCATATAATATCAAACAAGTCAAAGATAATAAGTATGTTATTGAAATGGCAGTTGCTGGTTTTGCCAAAACCGACATTGAAGTTACTTTAGATGGTGATAAACTGGTCATCAAAGGTACTTCAAAAGACACCGATCCTGATGAAGCTTATGTTTACAAAGGTATTGCAGCACGGAACTTTGAACGGACATTTACATTGGCTGATAAGGTAGAGATTAAAGATGCCGAAATCGTCAATGGTATGTTAAATATCTGGTTGGAAAACATCGTTAAGGCACAAGATGCCATTAAAAAGATTGCCATTAAGTCAAAAGACTAAATGGTAAACTTGTAGGAGGCTCTTGACAGCCTCCTATTTTTCGTGTATAATGGACTCTTATTATGATTGAGGTGAAACTATGAGTACCAAAATTGAGTTGTTTTCTGTGCACCAAAGACATTTATTTGATGCTACATCCAAAGATGATATGAAGCTTGCCAAAAACTTCTTTATCAGACACGCATGGGGTCCTGATGGATGTCCATTCTTTCTAGAAGTTCCATGGTTAAATGTTCCAGATATGCTCAAAGACAGAATCATGAAGTACCATCTTGATATAAAAAACTAAATAACGGAGTGCGAGTAACATAGGTATTATGCCAATTATTGGGTCAATTTTCTAAGGAGAGACCTAATGCAGTTAAGTATAGTTGGTTGTCCCGATAAAGAGCGATTCAGACCTTATGTGAAGCGTGCTGTTATTTTTTATACAAACGAACTTATTTCTAAAAAGTTATTGGAAAACATATACTTGAAGATAAAGTTTAGTAAAAATTTAGATGTGCTTGGTTATGCTGAGGTTAAAGAGTATAATAATTCTGGTAAACCAAGAGAATTTGAAATAGAATTAAATTACAATGTTAGTGGTCCTGATATATTAAAAACTTTGGCACATGAACTTGTACACATTAAACAGTTTGTTTATGGTGAAACCAACGAAGCTTTAACTCGTTGGAAAGGTAAGAAAGTTTCTAGTGATATTGATTACTGGTTTGAACCATGGGAAGTAGAAGCAAGAGGTTTAGAGTTGGCACTATTCACCAAGTTTGCTATTGAGGAGAAGCTTTGGAATGTGTTTACGGATGTAAATAATTTAGATGAACCAATTGAGATAGAACCTTTAGGATGGAAAGAATACAGTTAAAGTAACTATAATTTGATATAAATTAAACCCTAGTCTAATCCACTAGGGTTTTTTAGTCTCCAGAGCCTTATTCCTCAACGTTGTTTTTTTACAACACCATGAAAATAGTGCTTGACATTTCCTTTGGTTAGTGTATAATGGTACTATTAATTGAGAGGAAACTAAATGAAAACAGAAATGTTAAGTAACCAAGCTTGTGTTAATTATATCAATGGTCGTTTACATTTAATTAAAGAATTAATTGCTGATGAAGCTAAGTTTGATAGCATTACTAGGGAAACAGTTGATAAGCAATTTGAAAAAATTAAAGAATATTTGAGTGTTGTATACACTAGAAAATAAAAGTTTTACTCGGTTCGTCTATCGGTTAGGACATTGCCCTTTCACGGCAATAAGAGCAGTTCGATTCTGCTACCGAGTACCAAGTTTAGCAGATGCTGTTTACAGCGACCGTGTTACAAGTTTAGGGTTGAGGCTCTAATATCGCAAGATAGTTAGTTTACTAACACCGTGTTACAAGTGAAGGGTTGAGGCTCTTCTTTGCTAATTAGTTGTCAAAAGTTGCCGAGCTTTGAATCGGGGGTATCTTGCTCGTCCTTACGCAAGAGGTGTTATTACAGCATTCTGACAATGTAATGACTGTGGTTACTACAGGATGAAAAAATGTAACTAACGATGAATTCCAATCGAGGGCTTGAGACAACAAGTAGCTCGTCCATATTTTATGCACCGATGGCAGAGTGGTTTAATGCAACGGATTGCAAATCCGTAAAATCGTAGGTTCGAATCCTACTCGGTGTTCCAAAGTATACCACAAAGTCTATTGACAATGTGTATATATAATGATATACTAGTATCTACTGTTGAGAAACAGCAAAACTTCCGTCTCTCTTGGAGACCCTGTAACCGGTAAGCAGGATTTTTAGTTTAGTGTTATCAGGGTATCGTTAATAGACGTATTAACTATGCGGGCCTAACTGGCGAGGGACAGGTCCTGATATAACTGCTTAGTCGCTATGGGATGGAAGCACCAGACCCCTAAATTGAGCAGATAACACTAAATTAAGAATATGCGGTGGGTTGGAGAACAGATTAAGCTTCCCGTTTAATCACCTTTGTGCAACTCAAAGACACCGCTCCAGATTTGCGGGATTAGTTTAGTGGTAAAACGAAACCTTGCCAAGGTTTAGTTGTCAGTTCGATTCTGTCATTCCGCTCCAATATATGAATAAAAAAGAAGAAGAAATTAAAACTGAGTCCAAAGTACCTGAGGTTAAATGGGGTAAATATTTAACACCAGAAAAATTAACTGAATTATTAGATAAAGTGTATTCGCAAGTAAACAAAGAAAAGAAGTAACTTCCGCGGAGTAGCTCAGAGGTAGAGCATTGGACTCATAATCCAGGGGCCGTAGGTTCGATTCCTTCCTCCGCAACCAACATTGGAGATTATAATGACCTGGAATAAAATTTATAAAGATTTTCAAGAAGGCGAATCATTGGATGATATTGATCCTGTCAAACAACAGGACGATAAGCATGAAGATGAGGAGTGGGATTATCTAGCTAGAGAAATCGAGCGGAAGAAAAAAGAGAATGAACAAATAGGTAAAGGTATTGATCCAGGTTATTAATAGAACCGGTTCATGTGAGGTCCAGTTATAAAACCATTCATCATCATTCCTGGATAATAATGTTTTATCATATACATTACCAACCAAGATTGATAGTCTTTATATAAACCTGTATAGAAATTATTTACTATCATCATTCTTGGTTTTTTCATCCTTAATTTCACGCATCATTAACACGATATTAATTTTTTGGTTTAACCTAATCAAATCATTATCCAACATTCGTATTCGGTCTATCAGTCCAATTAAAACTGCACTAGCTTCACCTAAAACTGGTTTAACTTCTTGTGTAGCCCATTTCCAAACATAGAATATAAGGTAACCCATACCACCAGCGGCAATAATTGGAAAGCCATATTTGTTAATTAATTCTGCTATATCGGACATTAATCTTTCCTTGCATCGGTTTTACCATCGGCTCGTGCAATTCGGTCAACATCAGGTTTTACACCCATAGCGCTTGACATTAGGGTATCAATTCTGATAACATCATGATTCATTGTTTTAACACGATTATCAAGTCCGGTAATAATACCACTTAATGACTTGATAGAGGAGGTAACTCCAGCTAAAATGAATTTTACTGTTAGGAATACAAAGTAACCAGCAGATATTGCTGCGGCAATTGGGAATCCAAGCTCAGCAACTAATTTGAAAAAATCCATATTTTTATATTGACATTTATTGTTTATTCTGATATAATCAATAAACCATCGATATAAGTATCATACATGGTTATTTATAACGATTATTTTTAAAAAGGAAAACATATGGAAATCAAGATATTAAAGCTTATTACAGGCGAAGAGGTACTAGGAGAAGTTGAAATTGAATCGGAAACAGAGGTAGTATTAGTAAACCCCGTAGGTGTAGCCATAGTTCGTGGTAAAGATGGTCAACCCAATGTTGGTTTTGCACCATTCCCAATGCACGCTGACCAAAAGACAGGTGAATCTATTGCCTTTGCTAAGAGAAATGTGATATACTCCTATGTTCCAGCGAAAGAATTTGTAGATAATTACAATCAAATCTTTGGTTCTGGCATTGTACTTCCTAATAAACAACTAATTGTAGGTTAAATTTGAATTTTTATACAAGCGTTCAAAGTTTTAGTAATTACATCCTCTATCGAGGTGTTAAAAATGGTAAGAGAGTGAAAGAAAGAATTGAGTATTCTCCTTCACTTTTTATGCCATCCAAACGTATAACTAACTTTACCAATCTACAAGGTGAGTATCTTGACCAAAAGATATTTCCTGATATTCGTGCGGCCAGAGAATACATCAAACAATTTGATGGAGTATCCAATGCACATATGATTTATGGCCAAACTAGGTATGAATATGCCTTTATTGCAGATGAGCACAAAGGTATGATTGATTATGACTTTGATAAAATTTCAATTGCCGTAGTTGATATTGAGGTTGGTTCTGAGAATGGATTTCCTGATCCATATGAAGCCAACGAACCAATCACAGCCATTACAATGAGTTATCTAAATGGTGATACATTTGTATTTGGTTGTGGAATCTATGAAGTTCAAGGTAAAGAAATCTATGTGAAGTGTAAGGATGAACATAGCTTATGTAAGAAGTTTCTGGAACTATGGGTTAAGAAATGTCCTGATATCATTACAGGCTGGAACTCTAAGTTCTTTGATATACCATACATCATCAATCGTTTTCGTAAGATACTTGGTGAACCTGAAACGAAGAAGTTATCACCATGGAATTTTATTGGTGAGCGCAAGACAGTCGTCAATGGTCGCCAACAGATTGCATATGAAATGCTAGGTGTGGCCGCACTTGACTATATAGAATTATATAGATGGTATGCTCCTGGCGGTAAGTCACAAGAGTCATATCGTCTAGATGCAATATCACAGGTTGAGTTGGGTGAAGGTAAGATATCTTATGATGAGTATGATAACCTACACACATTGTATCGGTTGAATTACCAAAAGTTTATTGAGTATAACATTCGGGACGTTGAACTTATCCTAAGATTTGAAGATAAGTTAAAACTACTTGAATTGGCAGTAACTTTGGCATACGACACTAAATCAAACTTTGAAGATGTTTTTGCACAGACCCGTATGTGGGATGCGATGACTTATTCCTATCTCTTAGAAAAGAATATTATTGTACCACCTAGAGTTATCAAGGAAAAAGATTCAGCCTTTGAAGGTGCCTATGTTAAAGAGGTACAAGTTGGACTACATGATTGGGTTGCTTCATTTGACCTGAACAGTTTGTATCCACACTTGATGATGCAGTACAATATTTCTCCTGAGACATTGATTGAACCTCAGGACTATACAGAAGAAATGCGTGAGATACTTTCACAAGGCGTTTCTGTGGATACTTTATTAAAGAAATCAGTTGATACTTCTGGTTTGGTGAACGCAACATTAACACCAAACGGACAATTCTTTCGAACAGACATTCAAGGCTTCTTGCCAAGAATGATGGAAGAAATGTATACAGACAGAAGCAAATTTAAGAAATTAATGTTGCAAGCTAAGCAAGAATATGAGAATGAAAAAGATAACTCTAAGAAGTATGAGATTGAGAAACGAATTGCCAAGTTTAACAACATCCAACTAGCAAAAAAAGTTTCACTAAACTCCGCTTACGGTGCTTTAGGTTCTCAATACTTTAGATTCTACGATTTAAGAATGGCTCTTGCTGTCACCTTAGCCGGTCAATATTCAATTCGTTGGATTGAGGCCAAATTAAATCAATACATGAATAAGTTATTGGAAACTAAAGATGTTGATTACGTTATTGCGAGTGATACTGATTCGATTTATCTACGCCTTGGAGGACTTGTTACTAAAGTTTACGACAATAGAGTGGATGATATCAACGCTATTATCCGATTCATGGACAAGGTCTGTGATGACAAGCTTCAGCCGTACATTGATAAGTGTTATCAGGAGATTGCTGATTATACTAAAGCTTATGCGCAGAAGATGCAGATGAAACGTGAAGGCCTGTCCAACAAAGGTATATGGACTGCCAAGAAACGATACATTCTAAATGTATATAACAATGAAGGTGTACAATATAACGAACCAGACATGAAGGTCATGGGTCTGGAGATGGTCAAATCATCAACTCCACAAGTTATCCGTGAGAAGATGAAGCAGGCTATCAAGCTGATGATACAAGGAACAGAACAGGACATACATAAATTCATCGCTGATTTCAAAGAAGAATTTAAAAATCTACCTCCAGAAGATATCTCTTCACCACGTGGATGTAACGGATTGGCTAAATACTATGATGCAGCATCTTTTTACAAGTTGGGAACACCAATTCATGTGAAGGGTGCCATTTTATACAACTATTATCTTAAAGAAAAAGACCTTACTAAAAAATATCCTTTGATACAAGAAGGTGAAAAGTTAAAGTATAGTTATCTAAAGATGCCAAACCCATTCAAAGATACTGTCATATCATTCCCAGGTAGATTACCAAAAGAATTTGGATTACATGATTACATAGACTATGATACGCAATTTGATAAAGCCTTCGTTGAACCAATCAAAGTTATATTACAATGTATGGGTTGGAAAACTGAAAAGACAAGCACACTAGAGGACTTCTTCTCATGATTTTTTTAACACTACTATCAGCATTATTATTATCTGGCATTGCTGGATATTATTCTATACTTGGCCTAGCCGCAATCTTTACAGGTGCGTTTTGGCCAATCGTTTTTATGGGGTCGGTACTTGAACTAAGTAAATTAGTTACTACATCATGGTTGTACCGTAATTGGGAAACCTGCCCCTTTTTATTGAGAACATACCTAACATCAGCAGTTGTTATTCTTATGCTGATTACAAGTATGGGTATTTTTGGTTTTCTATCCAAAGCACACATTGATTCAACAATGGATTCAGGTGCCAATACTGTTGAGATTAAAATATTAACACAACAAGAAAAGATTACCAAAGAGAGATTAGAATATCTATTGGCTCGTGCTAAGGATCCTTCAACGGCAAGTAATCGTTTAGACAAGCAAATTCAGGATACACAAAAAGAATTAACCGAAATCAATAAGAAACGCTTACCATTACTCAAAGAGTCCAACAAATTAGTGGCAGAAGTTGGTCCAATAAAATATGTTGGTGATATGATATATGGTACAGATGATGACAATGCCATAGACAAAGCAGTAAGATTGGTAATCATGTTAATCATGGTTGTATTTGACCCCTTAGCTGTGTTATTATTGATAGCAGCAAACATATCAATGCAACAAAGGATTAAAGTACCAGAAGTAATAGAACCAAAACCAATAGAACCAGAGCCAGTAAAAGAATCAAAACCTGTTTCTGTAACAGAGACAGTTGAAGTTGATAAAGAAAATATAGCCGACATTGAAGAAGGTTATAGTCGTAAGAAAAGAGGTTTTCCCAATAGAAAAGGAAAACTAGAACCTAAGTATGATTATGATGCTGAATATGCATTTCGTGAAAAGGAAAATAAATGAGTACACTTGACAAAATTAAAAAGAACAGTAGTGTTAAAGAATCGGCTATATTATCTAAGTCAAAATTCTTCACTAATAAAGATATGATAACCACATCGGTGCCAATCATCAATGTGGCTTTGAGTGGTAAACTAGATGGTGGTTTAACACCAGGTCTTACAATGTGGGCTGGTCCATCAAAACACTTTAAGACTGCGTTTTCACTTTTAATGGCCAAATCCTATCTGGACAAATATAAAGATGCTGCACTACTTTTTTACGACTCTGAGTTTGGTACTCCCCAATCTTATTTTGATTCTTTTGGTATTGACACTAATAGGGTGTTGCATACTCCTCTTACTGATATTGAACAGTTGAAACATGATATAATGCAACAACTAACACAGCTTGAGCGTGGTGATAAACTAATCGTTGTGATTGATTCTATTGGTAATCTCGCATCAAAGAAAGAGGTTGATGATGCAGTTGAAGGTAAATCTGTTGCTGATATGTCCAGAGCAAAACAAGTTAAATCATTGTTTCGTATGGTCACACCACATTTGAATCTAAAAGATATTCCAATGGTCGTAGTGAATCATACTTACATGGAGATTGGTATGTTCCCTAAAGCAATCGTAGGTGGTGGAACAGGTTCATATTATTCGGCTGATAATATCTTTATCATTGGCCGTCAGCAAGAAAAAGAAGGAACTGAAGTCGTTGGTTACAATTTTATTATTAATGTAGAAAAGAGTAGATATGTTAAAGAAAAATCTAAGATACCTGTTACTGTATCTTTTGACGGTGGTATTAGCCGTTGGTCTGGCCTTCTTGATATCGCTATTGAATCCGGCCATGTTATCAAACCTTCCAATGGATGGTACTCTAAAGTAGATAAAGAAACTGGTGAAGTAGAAGATAAAAAGTATCGGATAAAAGATACTGATACCAAAGATTTTTGGTTGCCAATTATTACTAGTAAATCTTTTCAAACTTATGTGGAAGAAAAGTATCGTGTAGCATCTGCCGAGATTATGCAAGGTGGTGAAGAAGATTTGTTTGATGATATTGTTACAATGAATGGAACTGAAAATGCTTGAAGGATTTGATTATTGTTTTATATACCCAAAGGATGATGCGCAAGCAGTTCACATCCGTTTGCTCGTTGGACCCTATAAAGATACTATCTTCAAATATGGTAAAGTTAAATTTGAGGAAAAGAATGACCAGGTCTATTTACTTTTCGCTTATGATGTGATAGAATCCATAGTGGACAAGCCTAGAAAACTTGAAAAAGATGAAGCATTTAAGAACTACATTGGTGATTTACTAGTGGAGATTATGGGTAGCAACATAGATGAGGAAGTTACTGATGAAACTGGAACAAGCGATATTAACCAGCCTGATTTACAATGAAGATTATTTAAGAAAAGTATTACCATTTATTAAGCCTGAATATTTCTCTGATAGAACAGAGAGGACATTATTTAATGAAATTACATCATTCACGGAAACTTACAATAGCCCACCGGAGATTGCAGCGCTTAGCATTGCCGTCAAGGAAAAAACAAATCTCACAGATGACGAAGTTCAGAAGTGTGAAGATTATCTTTCGGAAATTGAAAAAGATAATACGGCAAAAACCGAGATTCAATGGCTTGTTGATAAAACAGAAAAGTTTTGTCAAGAGAAGGCGATATACAATGCAGTATTGGGGTCTATTTCAATTCTCGATGGAAAAGATAAGACCAACGATAAAGGTGCGATTCCCAAAATATTATCGGACGCTCTCGCAATAAGTTTTGATACAACAGTTGGCCACGATTACTTACAGGACTCAGATGAAAGATACGAATTCTACCACAGAAAAGAAGAAAGAATCCCTTTTGACTTGGATATATTCAACAAGATTACAAAAGGCGGACTACCTGCTAAGACGCTCAATATCGCTCTTGCCGGAACTGGTGTGGGAAAAAGTTTGTTCATGTGCCATATGGCTGCAGGAGCAATGGTACAAGGTAGGAATGTTTTGTACATCACACTTGAAATGGCCGAAGAAAAAATAGCAGAACGAATTGATGCCAATCTATTGAATGTAACACTAGATGATTTGATGGAATTACCAAAGGATCTTTATGATAAAAAAGTTGAAAGAGTTAAAAGCAAAACTACTGGTAAACTAATCATCAAAGAATACCCAACGGCATCAGCCTCAACTATCCACTTTAGGACACTACTTAATGAACTCAATCTCAAAAAATCTTTTATCCCCGATATTATATTCGTGGATTACCTTAACATATGTTGTTCAGCTCGCATTAGGGCTGGTTCTAATATTAACTCCTATACCTACGTCAAATCTATTGCTGAGGAACTTAGAGGACTTGCGGTTGAATATAACCTACCTATTGTATCTGCGACTCAAACAACTAGAAGCGGGTTCACAAGTTCCGATCCAGGACTAGAAGATACATCAGAATCATTTGGCTTACCAGCAACAGCAGACTTGATGTTTGCTTTGATTACAAGTGAAGATTTGGAAGCACTTGGTCAAATCATGGTAAAACAATTGAAGAACAGATATAACGACCCATCATACTATAAAAGATTTACAGTAGGGGTTGACAGAGCAAAAATGAAACTGTATGATATAGACCAATCAGGTCAAATGAATATTGTTGATGCAGGACATGATGATAAACCATTGAACACCTTTGGTAATCGTGATAAAAAATTTGAAGGCTTCAAAGTATGATATTAGAAAGAGTTGATGCGTTGTATTGTGCCAAGGCATTCCATGATTATTTTAATGGTACTGTGGACATTGAGCAATATATGAGAGAAGAAAAATTGCAATCAATTGCTAAATTACCATCTTCATTATTTCCACCTGAAGATGATTTGTTCTCTGATTTCTCAATGCACCCAAAAGATATGGACATTGAAGTGTGTGAAATACCTTTGAGTCAATGGGAAACATTATTGAGTATTACTTCTTCTCATGTTAATAAGGCACCAGTTGGAAGAAATATTCCTTTTGCTGTCAGAGAAAAGAACACTCAGAAGATACTTGGTTTCATTAGATTGGCTTCACCTGTGATATACATGAAGCCTCGTAATGATATGCTTGGTCAAGTGTGGATTCAAAACAAAGATACTGCTGCTCGTTTCAATCAATCTACTATTATGGGATTTGCAATTGTACCAGCACAACCATTTGGATTTAATTATCTTGGTGGTAAATTATTGGCAGCTATCTGTACATCACATACAGTTAGAGAAATGGTTAACAAGAAATATAATATGAATCTTTGTTTGTTTGAAACGACCAGTCTCTATGGTTCAACAAAACAAACATCACAATATGATGGTATGAAGCCTTATATTAGATATAAAGGATTAACCGAATCTGATTTTATTCCAATGATGAATGGAAAACGATACACAGACTTAAAAGATTATGTGGAAGATAAGGTTGGAGATTTATTAGGTGAAGATGAATCTACCACAAGTAGAAAACTTAGGAGCTTCACTAAGATAATAGCTTTAACCAAATCAGCACTTAGGGGTACTGATGAAGGATTGGCATTCAGCTTAACGATTGAGAACGCTAAAAAGTTGACAGAGAAAAAAAGATTTTATATATCAGACTATGGTTTTAGTAACATGGTTGACTATATGAATTGTAAAGCCGACCAATTGGTTAAAGGCGAGAACTACGAAAAACATGAATTGGTAAATATTATAGAATGGTGGAGAAATA